TACCGGTTCAAGTAAAGCGGCCAACCAATAAAGAGGTTGTATTTTTGGTGAAGGCGGATATACAAAATGACATTTACAATTTGTATAGTTTGGCACCCGACCAGACTGAAGAGCAACACAGTACTGCCCACATTCCGGATTTCAATACAAGCGTCATGATGAATAAACTATTTAGAAATATTAAAGAGAATCAAAACCTGGATGCACTGGAAGAAAGCGACGACGAAGAGGAGTTTGAAAATGACCGTGCCGACAAATTCGTGTATTTAGATCGGTCGTTAAAAATGGTATGTCAGTTCAACCATAAATTTAAGAAATGGTCTCCCATTAAAATTGCCGACAAGAATAGTAGAGTAATTGCCAGCAGTGAGGCGAAGAATATGTATAAGCCATATGACCAAAATAAGCGACGTTATCCATAAATGCCATCTACAAATATCGCAATTAAAATATCAATATATACTAAATGAGCGGTTCGGGTGCATCAAATTTAGGTTATGGTAATATTCCCCCATTTAGTAATTATAACGGAAACTATGTAAATGTGGATAATTCGCACAGTTCGGCTTTATTTGGGAGCAATGTAATTCCTGGCCCACCTGGCTTGAGTGGGGCAAAGTACAATGTGGATGCTGCGGCAGGAGTGGTTCCCGGAATTTGTTTGTTTAAAGGAGGAGCTAAAAAACTTAAAACAAAAATAAAAAATATCACTAAAGGATATAAGAAGATGAAGGCAGGAAGCAGAAAGTCACGTAGTTTAAAGCAGCGTCTGCGCGCTAAAATGTTGTCCAGGCGATCGGCGCGTGGAAGAATGTTTGCGGGCAGCAGCCGAAAAACCAGACAGCGTCGCAGAAGTCGCGCACAACGAGGAGGCAGTAGCTACCAAAATAACCTGCCGATGACACAGACTTATTCTGTAGGAGGCGTTTTGGCGCCAAGTCTATCGGCTTTAGCCAACCCCCCGCCGATTCAGGTGTTGTCTAATTGCACCAATTGTGTAGACAATTATTCAAGATTTACCAACGCTGGTTTTCCTAGCCGCAATTGATAAATATTTTTGACACGATAAGTTTTTATATAATAGTAAAAATTATATAAAAATGTACAAACTAACCCATACCAAATTTGCAGCCAGTTATTTCTTAAATTTTAATAAACATTGGCCGCCCAAATACTTATCCTTTGAAACCTCTTCCTTTTCAGAATCTCCATCAGATTCTTCTGAACTATCGCTTTTGATAACGGTTTCTTTTTTTGCAATACATAATTGGCCCGCTTTTGGCTCAAAAACTATTTTCCATTTTGAAAAATCAGTATTATATTCAATGCTGTTTGCCCCTATAATTTTATAGTTTTGTTTCTTGTAATATGCTTTTCTTTTTAACCATTGTCTTTGAAACACGTCATGTGAGTCAACAAAATCATAAATAATTGGATGCGAAAATTGATGCTTTGCCCTTAAAATTCTTCCAACTGTCTGAACAATATCGGTTTTAGGAGTGATTAAAAACTCTGCATTTAGCGTGGGAATGTCCAGCCCCTCGGAAGACATGGAATAACTCGCCAAAACAACTTGCTTCTTTTCGGACAATTTAAGTTCCGCTTCATTCATCCCTCCAATATAATACCCTACGCTCGCCAAATTTTTGCAAACAAACTTCTTATATATGTAATGCAAAATGTTCAAGTTGTGAGCCATAACGATTGTATGTGTTCTCTCAAGCGGTTTCACATATTTATTTTCAATATAGTTTTGCTCGTATTTTAATACCTTTTTGCAGTTAGGGCATTTTGGCCGCTCCTTTTTGATGCCCTTTGCTTCAATATTTTCCATACAAGGCATACAATATTTAACCGAATCACAGCACGTATTTCGGATCAAATAGTTATTATTTTTACCACAAATCAAGCAATTGGGAACGTCGCGGTCCATTTCTAATTTATGTTGGCACGCAGTTTCAGCACTAACGCCATCAACGCGAATGAAATCGCACAGCGTCTTAATAATAAATTCGGTTCTACGATTATATTCGCACAATTTTGAAATCATTGAGCTGTTCTGTGGTTTACCTCTGAAATCTAAAATGGTGTCGTTAAATTCATCGTCGTCAACTTTATATGTAAGCTGTCTAACTTCAACAACCCGATCGCTTTTATTCTCCGCCTTAAAAATCACGTCACCTAAGAACATTTTAAACACTGATGTGGTCCCGTCTTTTCGTTCCATTGTTGCTGACAATCCGAGCATATATTTTGTAACGACCTTAAACAGCGAGTTTGAAAACGATTGGCTGGAAATATGATGGACCTCATCTATAATGGTGAACCCAAACTGTTCAAATAGCGACGCCTCATATTCCTTTGAAATTAAACTTTGCAACATACACAAAACAATGTCCTTATCTTCCACATCAACAGTAGGACCCTGTATTTTCCCTATACGAGCTTTAGGTAAAAACTGCTGGATTCGCTCTATCCATTGATTCATCAGAAATTCCTTGTGGACAATGACCAGCGTTTTCTTTTTTAGTTTGGAAAGAATGTACAATGAACCCGATGTTTTCCCCCATGCACAAGGTAGCTCTAATAACCCACCTCCGCACACTGAATTTGTACAATGCCCAATAAATTTCCCCACAACCGGTTCTTGATAATCTCTGAGTATCCCTGCAAACGTTAGGTCAATATCTGTACCCTCGGCGATCTTATACTGTTTAGGTGGGCCAAAATTATCAATTCCGTAGTAATGTGGAACATACATCTTGTTGCTTGACTCGCGAAAGGCCGGAAACACTTTTTGGTCCGCGCCCATAGGAAAACCCTGAAGGGAAAATGGTTTAATCATCAAATCATTTCTTATTTGTTTTTGCTGCTCAATTGTAAGTTCATTTTTTGATATAGTGTAGCCCTTTTGTCCGAGATATGAATTAACTTCCATTAGACGGCTTAAGATTATTTAGTAAATTATGTTTATATCCTTTTGCTTGACTTTTTCCAAATCGGACAAATAAAAATCTATGAATATGATATATGGAAGGCTTGTCTGGTTTATTTAAAAAAGAAAACATGGGGGAATTAGCCTTGGCAATACTACTCATCGTTTATTTGGTTTTGGGCTTTAGAACGCCCGATGCGGTTGCCGGTATGGTTGATTCCTTGGTCGGCAAGATCGTCATGTTTGTGATTGTGATTTTCTTGTTTTTGCACGCAAATCCGTTATTAGCTGTGTTGGCATTGTTCGTCGCCTTTGACTTGATGCGCCGCTCCTCTGTGGCAACCGGAATAGATGCTCTGCAAAAGTTTGCGCCCTCTGAGGAGAAGCGAACATCCCAATTCACTGCTTACAACCAATTCCCGTATACTTTAGAACAAGAGGTCGTTGCAAAGATGGCGCCAATGGTGTCGGCTGGCAGCTCGCTTACACAAGCGTCGTACAAGCCCATGTTGGAAAATCTCTATGACGCGTCTCCTGTAACTAAAATGAATTAAACTCGTCTGCTTGATAGTAGATATCTGTTAGATTAATGAATAAATTAAATAAACTGATAATTAGAATTTTTATAAACTTCTAATTATTACACCTTCCAAGTATTACTATTCGTTGGCCCATGAGGGCATTTTCCCCAATACTGGCGCGCCACTACTAATTCTACCGTATATATATTTAATTAAGTAGAAGAATATGACGATGATGATAATCAGCACAATACTTTGCAAAATGAGGGTAAAGAGAGAACTCGTAAACAGGTCATTCAGTCCAGCTGACGACGGATTTTTGGCATAATCTATGCTGATCTCTTCGTCGGAACTACCTGTCGGATTACACTTGATATATATGCCCTCTCCCATGCTCACACTGTTTGGGCCAGTTGAGTTGTAAAACAGGGAGTCTCCTGACATGGTTAGCGGGAACGGCGTAATTATTTGCCCCAGCGTTGCAAGGGTTGAACTGCTCAACGGAATTGCGTCTACAATGCCGTACACGATCCATTGCATGTTGTCCGTTGAAGACGTGTAACTAAAAAACGGCTTACTCGGCACGATTTTGTCCAGCGAAAACCCGTCTATATTTAAGCTCGCAGAGTTCCCCTTGGCAGGGGCGCTTGTTGCAACCGCAGATATTATTTCTGTTAAGAGAGATGATGCACTGGTTGCCTCGCTGGATGACTTGATCGGGATTCCCACTGAAAATAGAGGGCCGCCGCTTATAGGTGTATGCTCAATGCAAATCTCGGCGTCGGTGGTAGACCCATTAAATGTATGTATGGATGGGCTTGTAATATAAATAGACGTAACTGTGTATTTTTTGTTATTGTATAGCACTTGCGTGGTAGAGCTATTGTCGTACGTTAGACTGATCATTTCTCCGTTATTTTTAGCAGTCGTGGTACTGTCCGAATATTTGAAGTTGTATGAACATTTCAAATCGCATTTACCTTTAACATTGTCTCGTGATATATTCATTGTTGCCATACTTATTAATATAACAATATAAATAAAAATATTAATTTATTTATATAGAAGAATGAAATTGACTAAAGGCAAAATAGCTAAATTATATAACAAACGGAAGCAAACTTTGAAAAAGAAGAGTAAACCAAAACGCAGCACAGGTAAGAGTAAAACATTTAGACAAAACCGGAAGGTAAACTTGTCCAGGCAGTCGCTGAGACGATTCTCTCGTGTTGGTGGGCGACTCCCTGTGAATGTGTCAAATAGGGTCTTGTCTGTTGCCGATACGGGCTTGTCTGCCGCCCAACAGGGCTTATCTAATGTTGACCAGATTGTATCGGAAGTCCCACCAGTGGGCCCAGTAGGTGAGGCCAGACTTGGATTGACTGCAGCTGAAATGGGTATATCTGGTATCCAGACGGGGGTAGAGGCGGCTCAGGGCGCGGTTAATCCAATTGACGAATTGCCTGAACCAGTTGTTGAACCAGAATTGCCCGAACCAGAATTGCCCGAACCGGAATTGCCCGAACCAGAATTGCCTGAACCAGAATTGCCCGAACCAACGGTTGGCTCTGAATTACCCGAACAACTTGCCGAACCCACGTCTCCGATTGTTGTTAATACAGAGGTACCAGAACCTGCTATTAATACAGAGGCAGCCGAGCCTGTTGTTAGCCCTGAACTATCAGAACCGGTTGTTGCTCCTGAATTACCAGAACCAGCTGATATGCCCTCTTCTGAAGAACAAAATAGTAAATTAAATGATGCAGTCAAAACTATTGTGGATGAGATTACGAAACAGGTAGAGGAAAATTTGACAACCCGTGTTACGCAGCAGGATGGCGAAACTAATGGACAAGATGATGGATTCAAGGCCTTTGCTGGCGCGGTTGATAAATTGACCAGCGACGCTGTAGATCCTGCAATTGAACCCAAAATGGGCGGCAAACGTCGTCGCAACACTCGCCGATTCAAGCTCGTCAAAAACAAAACTAAGCGTTCAACCGCATAAATTATAGAAATGGCAAATACTTTATAGTATCATTATCATATATTGTTACCTTATATGCCTCATTTACCCCCGAAATATATACAGTATCTCCATTATATATTTTATCACACCCGTATTCGTTCGTGCAGCTTTTTCCCGCACGAGATACAGGGAGCTTCACATTGTTGTGTTGATTGCTGGTAGAATAATACTGCCACTTGTCTCTGTTCGTAAACAATGGCCGGCCCATGAGCGGCAATATGCTATCCTTGCTGGGTCCGTTTGTAGGAGTTAAAATACCCATCTGCCTATAAGCAGTGTCTACTGCGCCAACATTTGTGGAAATGTTGATCGGAACGGCTCCGGGCGGGACACCGTTGAATCCAGGAATAAAGTATCGCTCATCTCTAAGCGGCGGCGCATATGGGTTCAGTAGTGGGTCACTCGGCAAGTTTGTATACGGCCAACTCGGGAACCATCCGCCGTTCTCTCTTCTTGTGTCTTTTATAACTATTTTTTCAGATGGACTACTATTTACGGTAACGCTCTGCCGAGTATTTGTCGCATAAGTTAGATAGAAAATAATGCC